TATCATGGACCCCAACGAGGAAGACCTCGCTGCCTTGGCCGATAAGGAGGCCAAGGAGGCCGCCGAAGCGGCCAGACAGCAAAACATGCTCAAGCCCGACCCGGAGGCCAATCCGGCCTTCAAGAAGGCCCCGGAAGGGGGCCAGAAAGCCTGAGCCAGGCGCCCAGAACCATTTCCCCCTTGATGTAATGGTTCTGAGTGACACCAAGTCACTCTTAGGAGCTGTCCGAAAGGGCGGCTCCTTCTATATTTATAGCTACCGAAAGGGAGGTATTATGTCAGGAAAGGCTGCAACCTATGCAAGGAGGTTCGCGAAGCGGAAACGGTATTCAAAAGTGAAGCGTCAGATCCACCACTTCGTGAAAGGTGGTCGGAATATGGCAGAACAGTGGAAACAACAATGGCGGCGCGTGAAGAGCGGTCGCTCACACATCTAGGAGATAAAAATGCAAGGTTTACCGTCAGTCATGAATCACAATTTTTCCAGAATCCCGATGCCTACTCTCCAGCGGTCAACGTTCGACCGATCGCACGGATACAAAACCAATATCGATGCGGACTATCTCTATCCCATCTATGTGGATGAGGTTCTTCCCGGCGACACGTTCAATCTTCAGACCACCGTGGTGGCTCGTCTCGCGACTCTTGAAGTTCCACTGATGGACAACATCTTTCTCGATGTCCATCACTTCTACTGTCCGACCCGCATTCTGTGGGAAAACTGGGAGAGGTTCAACGGGGCAAAGGATGACCCCGCTGATTCTATCGATTTCACCCTTCCCCAGTTCGGCTATGATCCTACTATCGCTTTCTCTCCGAAAGGTCTGGCTGACTATTTCGGAATCCCTCCCGGTATCGACTTCGGCGAACTGAATCCAATCCATTCTCTCGTCCATCGCATGTATCGGCGTGTTTGGAATGAATGGTATCGGGACCAGAATCTTCAGGACTCCGTTACTTCTCCGATCGATGACGGGCCGGACGATTACTCAACCATGGATACTCTGCTCAAGCGCGGCAAGCGTCACGACTACTTCACGTCTTGTCTTCCCTGGCCGCAGAAGGGGGATAATATAACGTTGCCTCTTGGCACCACGGCACCCGTAATTGGTGACGGTACAACCATGGGTTTTTATGATGGCACCACTCATATGGGTCTACAGTATACGGCAGCCGGTGGATTCAACGGTACACTGTCCGTTGCCGCTGGTAGTCTTAACGATGCTGTCGGTAGTGCGACCAATGCTACGCCATCTGGAGCTGCTACTCTGGGTCTGAGTACCATCGCAGCAAATAGCGGTGTCTTCGCCGACCTTTCGTCGGCTGTGGCGGCTACTCTTAATGACCTCCGCGATGCATTCGCGGCTCAACATATTCTTGAGGCGGACGCGCGCGGCGGTACGCGATATGTTGAACAAATGCGCACCCGCTGGAAGGTCACCATTCCCGATGCGCGTCTCCAGCGTCCCGAGTATCTGGGAGGTTCGTCTCAACGCCTCGATATGAATGTGGTGGCGCAAAATTCCGCTCCCACCGCTGCCAATGCTCAGGGAAATCTGGCAGCCTATGGACAGTTCCATTCTCGGTCCGGGTACAATCACAGTTTCTTGGAACATGGCTATGTTCTGACTCTGGTGAACATCCGGCATGATATCACCTACCAGCAGGGCGTCAATCGGATGTGGTCCCGGCTGACCCGGTACGATTTCTATATGCCGGAACTCGCTCATCTCGGTGAACAGCCCGTGTATAACCGGGAAATCTATGCCCAGGGCGACGGAGTCGGAGCCGCCGGGTTCGAGGACCAGGACGTGTTCGGTTATCAGGAAAGGTGGGCTGAATATCGTTACTATCCCAGCGTCGTCACGGCCGACCTGAGGTCTACTGCCTCTACCTCTCTTGACGTCTGGCATCTCGCCGACGAATATGTGTCTCTTCCGGCTCTCAACAATGCTTGGATTCAGTCTTCCAACAATATCAACCGCGCCATCGCGGTTCAAAGTGCTGGTCCTTATACCGGTACTCAATTTATTCTGGACAGCTATCATAAGCTGCTGTGTACCCGGCCAATGCCGGTCTATTCCATTCCAGGACTGGATAGGCTCTAATGGCTGAGCCTATAACTGCCGCGGGTGCAGCCGCGGCTACGGCTCCTTCATGGGGACCGCCTCTGGCTTCGGCTGCCGGGACGGTCCTTTCGACTGCATTCAATGCTTTCATGGCCGACAAGCAAACGGATTTTCAAAGGGACATGGCCAATACGGCCCATCAAAGGGAGGTGAAAGATTTACGAGCAGCTGGACTCAATCCTATTTTATCAGCAAAGCACGGAGGCGCTAGCGTACCGGCTGGAGCTTCTGCGCAGGCGGCGCAAGATAGGACTCCGGAAACCATGCTTCAATCGAGGCTTCAGGCCGGACAGCTGGCCTTACTCGACGCTCAAACCCGTGACGCAAATTCCGCTGCTGCCTTGAAGGATGTACAGGCGGGAGACGTCACCGCTACGCAGGCTCAACGGATAAATTCCCTGATTGCCGATGTGTATGCGAAACTTCAATCCGGCAATCTGTCCGGCGCTCAACGCGAACAAGCGTTACAGCAAATCCAGAATCTTGAAGCGCAAAAGGAATTGGTCATAAAGCAAACGGCTCATTCCGCTGCTACCCTCGAAAAGGAACAGGTCAAGGGGCAGCTTTGGTCTATTCCGAATGAGGCTTTGAAAAAGGTTCCCGGTTATTGGGAACGCTTCAAAAACTGGACGAAAAAAATCAACAAGCGCCAAAGGGGCGCGTCTGGAAGGTGGTGATTAATAATGGCATTCAGAAAAAGAATGAACGGACGTTCCAATCGGAAGAATTGGAAACGGGGGGCGAAAATGCATCCACGTAACGGTGCGGTAGCGTATCGTGGAGGTTACCGGCTCTAATGTCCTGCTCCTCTCCTATACATCTGTATAGGTCAAAGAAGGGGCCATCCCCTTTGACGGGTAAAACCCCCCTCGTTCCCTTTAAGGAGGGACGGGGGCGGGTTTCTGTCCCTTGTGGCCGTTGTATTGAATGCCGTTTAGAGCGGTCTCGTCAATGGGCTATCCGGTGCGATTGCGAGCGGCAAATGCACAAAGAAAATTGCTTTCTTACTCTCACTCTTCGCGATGACCAGCTGGTCTATGGAGGCGCTTCAAATGCTATTCTTGAACCTCGTCTTACTCAGCTTTTTATCAAGCGTCTTCGCAAGTACTTCGGAAAACCAGGTATCAAATATTTCCTCTGTGGTGAATATGGCGACAAGCTTAGTCGCCCTCACTATCACGCCATTATTTTTGGCGTTGATTTCAAAGACAAAGTCTATCACCATACCGAAAATGGCAATCGGCTTTATTCTAGTCATACTCTCGATTATTTATGGTCTCACGGGGATTGCCTTATTGGCGATGTTACTTTCGAGTCTGCTGCATATGTGGCGCGCTACATCATGAAAAAGCGCCTCGGTAAATCAGCCGAGGAATACGCCAAGGAAGGCATTACCCCCGAATTTATCCGCATGTCCCGACGTCCGGGAATCGGGTCAACCTGGTTCGATAAATACGAAACCGACGTCTTTCCTCATGACCGCATGATTATAAGAGGAGGGCTCAAGGCCCGACCACCTAAATATTTCACACAAAGGTACGAGGCCACACACCCTCTAGATGCCGAGGACCTTATATCAAAACGGCATGAATATGCCGAAAAAAATTGGCACGAACAAGAGCCCAAAAGGCTCAAATCAAAACATCTCGTTAAATTAGCTGCTATAAAAGCTCTTAAACGTAAACTAGACTAAAAATTACCCTACTCTCTTAAAACAATCTAAAAAACACACTATCTAAAAAATACCCTCTTAAAAAATAGCGGATTTTTTTCGCTTCGAAAAAAAACGCACCCTCAACACGTGCCATATTGCTATAATAGACTCTGCCTCATGTTGAGGCGAAAAAAGGAGTCTAAATGCTCTACTATTATTCCATCTTCGACAAAAAAACGTCCGGTTTCGGAACGCCGATGCCTTTCCCGCACGTTCAAAAATGTCTTCGCGCTGTTCAGAATCTTCTGGCTGGTAAGGAGGCCGGGGACTACGGTGTTTATCCCGGCGACTTTGCCCTCTATCATCTGGGCACTTTCGACCAGACCACCGGGCAGTTCATGAAGACCGCCGAGGGCGGTCCCAGTTTCGTTATCGAGCTGGGCCAGCTCATGCCTATCCAGGCTCCCGGAAAGGAGGTCTCCAATGCGTGAACGCCGTCGCATCCAGAAAAAGACGGAGGGGCCATCCCTCACCCAGCAGAGTGCTTCGGTCGATGCCAATATCAACAATGTCATGGCCAAGCACTTCCGTAATGCTCGCCCCGGCATGCCCATCGGCACCAACGCTATCAATCCGCGCCAGCCCCGTTTCATGGATATTTCCTCCATCGACTATCAGTCGATGTTGGATCGGGTCTGCGCGGCTGACAGTCAATTCCAGTCCATGCCCTCCCGGATTCGCGGTCGCTTCCGCGATGCCGGCCAGATGCTTCGCTTCGTCGAAGACCCCCGGAATCGGGAGCAGTGTATCAAGTGGGGTATCATGGACCCCAACGAGGAAGACCTCGCTGCCTTGGCCGATAAGGAGGCCAAGGAGGCCGCCGAAGCGGCCAGACAGCAAAACATGCTCAAGCCCGACCCGGAGGCCAATCCGGCCTTC